CGAAGGTGAGCACATTGACCTAGCTAACATGAACGATGACGAAGCTAAGATTGCCGCTGAGTACTTCATGCTATTAGGCGTGCCTACGTTTGAAGGCAAGGCAGGGAAATGATGGAGACGTATTCTTTTCTTACGTTTATGGGCGGCATACTTGTGGGTATGGGTATCGCTATGTTAATGGTCGTATTAGCTATGGTTATGTGGAGCAGACGTGATGGAGGATAGAAAATTCTGTACTTCATGCCAGATGCACAAGCCGCTTGAAGGGGGCAAAGTGTTAGCTACAAAAAACAAACGGTGGAAGTGTAAGGGCTGTCTTACTGGAAAAGCCCCTAGCATTTATACGAAAGCAGCGAAGGAGGCTTTGTATGACCACAGGGATTGAAGAACTAAAGTTAATAAAGAAACGGAGAGGGCGGGGTACAGGCAAGAAACCCGCACTATTCTGTACGAGCTTGCGACTACCAAAGGATGTGATGGATTACTTTAACCAACACTTCCCATATACGAAGCAAGCAAAGATGAGAGAAGTTCTTGCCGACTATGTAAAACAACAAGGAGCTAGCTATGGAAACAAAGAAGAAAGCAGGTAGGCCAGTAGGTAGTAAAAATAAAGTATCACGCGCAAAGCGTATGTTGGAAGCGGCTAAAGTAAAACATACTAAGGCTGAGCTTATCCGTAAGTACGCAACCACATTCCCTAACGCAAGGCCATCAGAAATTGCTAGGTACTATGGGTTTGAACGTAAATACGCTATCCAAGTGTTATGGGCATGGCGTAAGAAGAACGCAGGTATCACGCCAGTTAAGTATCCGAGTGAGCTAACTAAAGATGAAGTGAAAGCACACATGAAAGAACAACACGAAGTAGTTACCGCTGCGTTTGTACGTGAAATTGAAAAGAAAGATAAAGCCAAAACTAAAGATATGGTCAACAACCCTCCGCACTATACACAGGGTGGGATTGAGACTATTGATTTTATTGAAGCTAAAGCGTTGTCTTATAACTTAGGTAATGTAGTTAAATACATTACACGTGCCGACCATAAAGGAAACAAGGTCGAGGACTTAATGAAAGCACGTTGGTATCTTGATCGAGAGATTACTAACTTGACACCGCCGTTACCCTAACATTGTTAGGTGCAACGTCGAGCCGCCTTCGGGCGGCTTTTTTATTTTCTGAAACACTCTTGACAAAGTACAGTCTTATGTTATATTCATAGCCTGAACATTTTGTTAGGAGTAATGATGAAAGCTGAAGTCACAGTTGAGAGTGGTGTTTACTCTGACCAGAGTAACCTACTTTGCCCTAGCTGCGGTGAAGGGTATCTACATCAAGGTGCTATTGAAGTATATGATAGAGCAGAAGATGCCGAGCAAGTTCGGTGTACTGTCGTAGAGGACGGTAACATCTTTTCCCAAATTATTTCCAACGCCACATCCAATAATCCAAGCAGCCGCCGACATGGCATGTTGATTCATTTCGAGTGCGAACATTGCACAGACGTGGACTTTAAGTTAAACATCGCCCAACACAAAGGGTTTACTTTAATGGATTGGGAGTACGAACATGGCAGCAACTCCGGAAGCGAGAGTTAAGAAGAAGGTCGTTGACATACTTAAAGGTCATGGGGTGTATTACTTTTTCCCTGCGACACATGGATACGGCAGGTCAGGTGTACCCGACATAGTGTGCTGTATTAACGGCAGGTTCGCAGCCTTTGAAATTAAAGCTGGTAACAATCAACCGACTGCATTACAGGAGCGGGAGATACGCCTGATACAAGAGACTAAGGGTATAGCCGCAGTCATAAGAGAAACCAACATTGACTTGGTAACTACAATCATTAAGGAGCTAACCGATGGATGAATTTTGTGCGGGGGTACAGATACTACTTAAACGTATGGAGTCACACCCTGAAGAGTTTAAAGACCGAGGCAAGTGGGAAATAGTAACAAGAGCTGTCTTTGCACATAAAGAAGGTAACTTTGCGGAGGCGTGGACTGTACGTTCTCTTACCCATGCAGAGATAGATGCACTACATGCGGGGTGTGTAAAAATTTACCGCCTTTCGTTTGATGAGTATGTAATGAAAGAAATATTGGCCGAACCGGAAGAAACTCTTAAATACAGAGCTACTGAAAGATACGCGCAAAGTTGGACTGACCCACGAGGCATCATTTCTGTTACTGGCGGTGGAGGTGGAGGCGGGATATACCAATCTACTACTACGACACAAACAGTAACGACTGAAAATCAAAAGTTTGGTATTGGCTGGATACTACGTAAATTGAAAACTAAATGAAAATAATTACTATCGACTTTGAGACGTACTACGACAAGGAGTTCAGCCTAAGCAAGCTGACTACTGAAGAATACGTACGTGATGAGAAGTTTGAAGTTATCGGTGTAGGAGTTAAAGATGGTGACAATGAATCGGTCTGGTGCAGCGGCACAAACGAAGAAATCAAAACTTTTTTGGATTCTTATGAGCTTCAAGAACATCTTGTTCTCGCCCATAACGCTATCTTTGATGCTGCTATTCTTACTTGGCACTTTGGTATTAGCCCTCGCGGGTGGCTTGACACGCTTAGCATGTCGCGTGCTATCCATACTACCGAGGTGGGAGGTTCCCTTGCGGCCTTGGCACAGTACTACGGAGTCGGGGAGAAAGGAACCGAGGTTGTTGCCGCTCTCGGAAAACACCGAGCCGACTTCACCAAGCAAGAGCTAGAGGCTTACGGTGGCTACTGTTGTAACGACTGCGATCTTACCCTTGCTATATTTCAACTTATGTCCAACCAGTTCCCACAGAAGGAACTTAGGTTAATTGATTTGACCATCAGGATGTTCTCGGAGCCGGTGTTGCGTCTGGAAGTGGCCGGTTTGCGTAGCCATTTACTTTACGTGCAAGCAAAGAAAACTGACTTGATGTTGAAAGTTAGTATCGAGCGCGATCAGTTGATGAGTAATGAAAAGCTAGCAACGACCCTAACAATGTTAGGTGTCTCTCCCCCGCGAAAGATAAGCCCGACTACTGGTAAAGAGACGTGGGCGTTTGCTAAGAACGACGAAGAGTTCAAGGTTTTACTTGAGCATCACGACCCTGACGTTCAAGCTCTGGTTGCGGCCCGTCTCGGCATTAAGTCTACGTTAGAAGAGACTAGAACTGAGCGGTTCATCAGCATCGGGCAACGCGGGGCTTTGCCAGTACCACTACGTTACTACGCTGCACACACAGGGCGTTGGGGCGGCGATGACAAGTTGAACTTACAAAACTTACCACGATCATCTCCGTTGAAGCATTGCATCGTAGCACCAGCAGGCTACATGCTTGTGGATTCTGACTCATCCCAAATAGAAGCGCGAACGCTAGCTTGGCTTGCAGGACAGGATGATCTGGTGTCAGCCTTTGAAAGGGGTGAGGATGTCTACAAAATCATGGCCTCGGCTATCTATGGCAAACCAGAAGCGTCGATTACGAAGGACGAGAGGTTCGTTGGTAAGACAACGATTCTGGGCGCAGGGTACGGCATGGGCGCGGCCAAGTTCCAAGCGCAGCTTAAAACATTTGGCGTTCAAGCTCCGTTGGATGAGTGTAAACGCATCATTGAAGTCTACCGCAGGACATACCCGTATATCCCCGAACTTTGGAAAAAAGCTACAAAGAGTCTTGAAGCGATTGAGCGTAATGCTGTAACTACGCTAGGCCGAGATGGAATACTGAAAGTTGAAGGAGCAAAGGGCATCAGGCTCCCGAACGGTTTGTACATGAAGTACCCCAACTTGCGTACTCAGAATGTTCTTGGTAAAGCCGAGATGGTCTATGACACAAAGAAAGGTAGGGCGGTTATACCTAACCACATTTATGGCGGTAAGGTTGTGGAGAATGTGTGCCAAGCATTAGCGCGAATCATAATTGGTGAGCAAATGCTAATAGTAGCTAAGAAGTACAAGGTTGCTATGACAGTGCATGACGCTATCTGTTGTGTAGTTCCTGAAGCTGAAGCACATACAGGTAGAGAGTTTGTTGAAATGTGTATGCGTATACGACCCGAGTGGTGTTTAGGACTTCCCCTAAATTGTGAAGCGGGTACTGCTAGTACGTACGGAGGTTGTTGATGATTGTTGAAACGATTGACTATAGAAAAGTATTTGCTTGGATTAATAACGTATGGGCAAAGTCGTTAGCTGCAGTGATTATGTTTTGTATTGGTTTGTGGATAGGGCAAGTTCAAGTTGAAAGCAGAGTGATTGGTGACTGCAAGTACGCAGGAGCTTTTCGTGTAGCGCATGAAGCGTTTGTATGTCAGAGGCGGATATGATGAAACCGTACGCTCTTTTGCTTTCGTTGCTTATACCGCTAGCCCACGCCGAGTGGGTGAAGGTTGAGGGAGTTGAGCATTTTGGGCCTGAGACTGCGGAGAAAGCAGCGTGTCGTGCAGCAGAAAGCAAAGCTATCAACACTGCTGTACAGAAGGTGTCCGGAGAAGCAATATCTACATCACAGCATTTAGTGTGCAACGATTCACGTGCGGACGTATGCCAATTGCTTATGTCCTCGATTACACATACTGAAGGCGTTGTAGCAGGGCTAAAGAAAATAAAAGAAGAGGTTGTATCACGTACTTGTTATGTTGCTTTGGAAGTGGATGTTGTTAAGGATGATGGTGATACAGACGTTTCGTTTGACCCAGATATAAGGATGTCCCAGTCACGCTTAAGAGATGGTGAGCGTTTTAAAGTACTAATCAAACCAAACAAACCTTTCTACTTAAACATATTTATATTCTCACCGTACGCAAGTGAGCATAAGCAGTTGATGCAGCTTTTTCCAAGCGATATAGAAGAGAGCAGAGTCTTTGATATAGATATGGAGTTTCCTACTACGTCAGTCTATACAGCTAGTATCCCAAAAGGATTGCGTGTTGAAATAGCCGACGCGGTTTTGATAGCAGTGGCAACAAAGAAAGAAGTGATACTAAGAAAAAACTTTTCACTCGCCGAGTTCAATAGGCGTATGCGAGAAATACCAAAGAAAGAACGCCGGATTATACGTATTCCCTTTTCTATATGGGCTTTGCGTCCGGAATACACAATGAAGGGGGAATGATGAATAGCACTATGTGGATTATAGAAATTTTAAAAGTTGTTGGATGCTTTGTATTGTTTGGATGCAATAGTCCCAAGCCGGGATCATACGAAGCAATGAAGGAAGAAAGGCTTGAGGTTAAGAAGGAAATGGTAAAGACGTTAGAAGCCGCGCCTTCTTGGTACACCAAACCCCCAAAAGCTACGGACATTCTGTACGAGAAAGCGTCTGCTAAGTCTGGCGATATGCAGATGGCGATTAACAAAGCCACTACGCTAGCACGTGCACAACTTGCGTTGTCTATTCAAAACGAAATAAACGCAACGATGAAGTTGTACGCAGACGACAACGGACAAGAAGCAGCAGTTATTACATCACAGGACGCCATACTTGCAAACCTAACAGGGGTGCAGGAAGAGGATACTAAGATAGTTATAGAGGGTGATAAGTACGTAGCTTACGTGCTAATCCGTTACCCCATAGGTGAGTTTAATAAGCTACTAACGCAGAAGCTCAACACGAACGCTAACGTGAAGACCAAGCTACGCGCAAAAAAAGCGTTTGATGATTTGGAAAAAAAGATTGAAGAAGCTAGGCTACGAAAGGAACAAGAATGAGTATCGTCTGGTCGTTTAGCAGTCTCAAGACGTTTCAACAGTGCCCACGCAAGTACTACCATGCCAAGGTTGCCAAAGATATAAAGGAATCAGATACCAAGGCAACGCTGTACGGTAAGCAGATGCACACCATAGCTGAGGAATACATCAGGGATGGTAAGCCCATACCCCCTGCGTTTGACTACCTTGCGCCTACGTTGCAAATGCTAGCTGCTATCCCCGGAGAGAAGCTGTGTGAAGTGAAGCTTGGCTTGACCCGCGACCTACGAACTTGTGACTTTGATGCCCCTGATGTTTGGTGGCATGGCATTGCCGACTTGGTAATAATCAACGAGGAAAAGGGGCTTGCACATTCAGTTGACTACAAGACTAGTAAGAGTGCACGATATGCAGATACCAAGCAGTTGGACTTAGTGGCGGCAGGTATCTTTGCAAAGTTTCCTAATATCAAAAGAATCAAATCAGCGTTGGTATTTGTGGTTAGCAAAGAGTTTGTGAAGACCAACCACGACAAAGAAAAAGAATTGCAGTACGTAGCGCAAGTAGTGCCCGACATTAAGCGTATCGAGACGGCACTACAAACAAATGTATGGAACCCAATAAGTGGGCCACTATGCAAATTTTGTGCAGTAACCCAATGTGAATACAACAGGAGCTAACTATGGAAAATAAAGAAATTGATGCAGCACTTTTACTTGAGGGTGAACTCAAACGACGTGTTAAAGAAATTGTTACCGCTCAAATTGAAGAAGTTTTAGTTAGACACGTTGGTGGAATTATTCGCCAAGAAAAAGAAAGTTTAGTCATGGAAGTAGCTATGGCTGTAGGTAAGATTGTTAGATTAGCTGAGGAAGAAGGCCGCAAACCATTGTGGCAATCTACACCCGAAGAATTTGGAATGACACAAGAAGATGTTAACCGTTCGTCTATAAGACGCTTAACTGAAATACCACAGGAGTATACAAATGCCATACGTAAACAAACCTAGACCGTACAAAAAAGAGTATCAACAGCAAGTAACCCGAGGCGAAGCCGACGAGCGCAAAGAACGTGAACGTGCCCGAGCATTGATCGACAAGAAAGGTCGTGACGCAAACGGTAACGGCAAAGCCGACGCACGTGAAGGTAAAGACGTTGCCCACGTAAGAGCGTTGTCTAAGGGTGGCTCGAACAAAGATGGTTTGCGTGTGGAGTCAGCCTCCGCTAATCGTTCGTACCATCGTGGATCAAACCATAAAGTTGTATCTGAGACGAGTGCAAGAGAACGAAAGAAAAAATGATTTTACAAGACTACGATTGGCCGAGGCCGTTTGGCTTTACCCCATTTGACCATCAGAAACAAACTGCTGAGTTTTTAATCAGTAACCGCAAGTCGTTTTGCTTTAACGAGCAAGGCACAGGTAAGACCGCATCCGTTATATGGGCAGTGGATTACTTGATGAGTAAGGGCGTAGTTAATCGAGTCTTAATAGTTTGCCCTTTGTCCGTAATGCGTTCGGCTTGGCAAGAGGATTTGTTTAAGTTTGCTGTTCACCGTACGGTAGCAGTAGCACATGGTTCGGCTAGTAAACGTGGTGAAATCATTAAAGGTGGCGCTGAGTTTGTCATCATTAATTTTGATGGCGTGAAGATTGTTAAAGAACAGTTAGCTGCAGCAAAGTTTGATCTGGTCGTAGTCGATGAAGCTTCAGCGTACAAGAACGCTATGACGGATCGTTGGAAAGCACTGCGAGACATAAATAAAACCGCTAAAGGTTTGTGGATGTTAACAGGTACTCCCGCTGCGCAGTCTCCGGTGGATGCGTATGGCTTAGCTAAGTTAGTCAACCCTACTGGCGTGCCTATGTTCTTTGGGCAGTACCGAGACATGGTGATGACGAAGGTTAGTGAGTACACGTGGATACCTAAACCTACAGCAAAAGAAACCGTACACCGTGTACTGCAACCCGCAATTCGGTTTGAGAAGGCCCAGTGCCTTGACCTACCTCCGGTTACGCACGTAGATCGAGACTCACCGATGACGCCGCAGCAGTTGAAGTACTACAACACTATGAAGAAGCAGATGCTAATTGAAGCTGCAGGTGAAGAGATTAGTTCCCTCAACGCTGCCGCTAAGTTAAATAAACTACTGCAAATTGCTGGCGGTGCGGTGTATACGGATAGTAAAGAAGTTATTGAATTTGATGTCAGCAACAGACTAAAAGTAGTGCATGAAGTTATTGAAGAAGCTAGCCAAAAAGTGCTAGTGTTTATTCCGTACACGCACACCATTGAGTTGCTGAAAAAGTATTTGGATAGTAAAAATATTAACTGCGAAATTATTAACGGTTCTGTGTCTGCTAATCGCCGAACAGAGCTAGTAAAAGAGTTTCAAACTAAACCAAACCCACATGTATTACTAATACAACCGCAAGCCGCGTCGCACGGATTAACACTTACTGCAGCAGACACAATCATTTGGTACGCACCGACTACAAGTGTTGAAACATACTTGCAAGCTAATGCACGTATTGACCGCCCCGGACAAAAACACAACATGACTATTGTGCACATCATTGGTAGTCCAGTTGAAGCCAAAGTGTATTCATTACTTCGTAGCAACATCGACAATCACGAAAAAATAATTGACCTATATCGTCAAGAACTTGAAAACGACTCTTGACATTGTAAAGTCTTATGTTATATTCGTAGTTCACCCCAGCTACAGGTGGGTTATAACAGTAGCAGCGGGGGCTAGGTCTTTCCTTCAAAGTTTACTTAGTGACCCCGTACTTTTAATTAGAGGAGAATGAAATGGATGAAGTGTTAGATGCCCCCACAGAAGTAATCCCCCTTGATACGTTGACTAAGGTCTACATAAAGATACGGGATAAACGTGCGGAGATGAAACGTGATTTTGAAATTAAAGATTCAGAGTTAGAAGAACAAATAAAACAGATAGAAGCAGAGATGCTTGAAGTCTGTAAACAAAATAGTGCGAGTAGCATACGTACAGAACATGGCACGATCATTCGTCAAATTAAGTCCCGCTATTGGACTAATGATTGGGATTCAATGTACACGTTCATAAAAGAGAACGCTGCATTTGGCCTGTTGGAGAAGAGACTTCATCAAACACACATGAAGGAGTTTCTTACCGAGAATCCAGATAAGCTCCCTATGGGGCTTAATGTGGAAAGTGAATATACCGTGGTCGTTAGACGTTCTTCGTGAGGATAATATGAGTAACCTAGCCTTAGTATCACAAGACTTACCTGACTTCCTGCAAGCTGCAGGTATCAGTGAATTAACCAAGACCCTAGTTGGCAAGACAGGCGTGAAACGTATCGTTCCTAAAAACGGTATCTTCCGCAAGCTTGTTGGTGGGGAAGAGATGGGTAAGACTAGCGGCCCTTTAAAGGCTGTGATTATCAACGCATCTCCAGCCGTAGGTCGTATCTTCTACGCAAAAACTTGGACACCCGATGCTGAACCTACTGCACCGGACTGCTTCTCTAACGATGGCCGTACACCTGATAAGGGTGCGCAGTCCCCTGTTGCAGAGCGTTGCGATAGCTGCCCGAACAACATTAAAGGTTCAGGTCAAGGTAGTTCAAAAGCTTGTCGTTATTCCCGCCGACTAGCACTTATGTTGTTGGACGATTTTGGTACTCCGCTAGAAGGCGAAGTCTATCAAATGAACTTAGCATCTAAGACTTTGTTTGGCGATAACGTAGGTGACAAGTATACGTTTGAGAACTACGCGAAGTACCTTGCCAATAACGGCAAGAGTGTAGATTGGTTCGTAACCGAGCTTAGCTTTAACACAGACAACGACAATCAGTCAGTTCTGTTTGAGGCTGTAGGCCACATCAACAAAGCTATATACGAAGTAACTCAGCCAGCATCTCAGCGCGACGACGTTAAGAAGATGGTTGTTATGACTCCGTATCAAGCCGATGCTAGTGGTCGCGCACTTCCTGCCCCTACTAAAGAAGACAAGGAAGAGTTTGAAAGTGCTCCGGTTGTTGAGCCTAAGAAGCGTGAAAGTAAGAAAGCTGCTGAAGCACCTGTTGCTAAGCAGAGTCTTGATTCTGTAGTTAAAGCATGGAGTGATGAGGACTAATATGAGTTATGGGTACAGTCAGCGCCTTATAGAAGCTATACATTCTGCAGACCCTAAGTTGCTGAATGTTGCCCTTGGACGACTCTGTTTAAAACTCGACATTCCAGTCAATGATGTTGCACAAGACTTGGGGGTAAGCCGTGCTACGGTTTACAACTGGTTTTGGGGGATTTCAAAACCAGACCCCAAGAGAAGTGTTCGGATTTCTGAATACATCTACGCATTAAAAAATAGTAAGTAAAAACTACAAGCGTAGGGGAGCCTGCTCCCCTTCTTAGGCCCCCTTACCCCTAAAATTCTATGCCTACTTTTGACCTACTAGACGCTGTACTACCCCCTGAAGGGCGGTATTGCGTACTGGGGGTAGGTAAGTATGTAGACCAGACATTCTGGGATACACGCGAGGAAGCTGCGGCACAAACACAAAAGCTAGTTGATGGAGGCTTCGATGCGTACTTTGGTTGCGCAAAGTTTGGAGCCGCTAACAACCGCACACACAGCAATGCTCTACATTTCCGTGCGTTATGGATGGATATTGATTGTGGGCCGACTAAAGGTGTCCCGAATGAAAAAGGAATTATCCAAGGTTACCTGACCCAAGAGGAAGGGATGACTGAGTTCCGGAAGTTTTGCAAGGCGTACAAACTGCCTCGACCTATATTGGTCAACTCCGGATATGGGATACATGCGTATTGGCTACTTGAAGAAACTATCAACCGCCAATTGTGGGAGCCGTTGTCAAACCGACTGTGTGAGCTTTGTGTTGAACACGGGTTGATTGTTGACCCGTCTGTGTTTGAAGCGTCTCGCGTATTACGAACCCCCGGAACTAAAAACTTTAAGTACAACACCGAAGCTGACGTGTTCGTAATGAGTGAAGAAACCGCTCGGCTATCTTATGAACACATCAAAGAATTACTGGGCGCACCAGACCCAGCACCAGAGAAACCTGACTTCCTTCCGTCAAAGCTAAGCCCTTTGATGGAGTCGATGATGGCGAACAAGGTCAAGCGGTTTAAGACCATTATGATTAAGTCGGCGCAGGGTGAAGGTTGTCAACAGCTACTGCACTGCTACGAGAATCAAGAAAGCATACCGTACGATCTGTGGCGCTCGGCGTTGTCGATTACTGCGTTCTGTATAGATAAGGATGTAGCTGCACACCGCATGTCGGAGAAGTATCCCGAGTACAACGAAGTCGAAGTTGAACGCAAGTTAGATGACTTGGTGCGTACCGGAGGCCCACACCGCTGCACTACGTTTGAGAAGTATAACCCCGGCGGTTGCGACGGTTGCTCTCACAAGGGCGCTATTGTTTCGCCGATAGTATTGGGCGTAGAGATAGCCGAGGCTAGCGAAGAGGATAACGTGGTAGAAGTGGAAAAAGCGGGGGAAACTCAAACCTACCGTATTCCAGAGTATCCATTTCCTTTTTTCCGTGGCAAGAATGGTGGCGTGTACCGCAAACCTGCAGAGAATGAAGATGATCCGCAGCTAGTTTACGAGAACGATTTATATGTAGTTAAGCGTATGCAAGACCCCGGTTCAGGTGAGACGCTGCTGTTTAGGTTGCACCTACCGAGAGACGGAGTGCGGGAGTTCTCCGTACCGTTAGCAAACGCAGTTGTTAAAGAAAAACTAAGAGACTCACTAGCACCGCATGGCGTTGCCCCTTCGGGCAAACAAGTAGACCTACTACTTAGTTATGTGATGGCGTTCGTGAAAAACCTACAACACCAGAACAAGGCAGAGATTATGAGGACGCAATTTGGTTGGGTAGACAACAACAGCAAGTTCATACTTGGGGATCGGGAGATCACAAAAGACGGTGTATTCTATAGCCCTCCGTCGGCGACTACAAAAGACGTTGCCGAAATGCTGTATCCAAAGGGGGAGTTTGAGCTATGGAAAGAAGTGTTCAACATGTACGCGAAGCCGGGGCTAGAACCCCATGCGTTTGCCGCGCTTACAGCTTTTGGTTCTCCCTTGCTAAAGTTTACGGGTTTGAGCGGTGCAATCATCAACGTAATTCATCAAAGCTCAGGTTCGGGAAAATCGACTGCGCTCTATATGTGCAACAGCGTCTATGGTGAACCGCAGAAGTTAGCTTCAATTTGGAAGGATACAATTAACTCCAAGATGCACCGACTCGGCGTGCTGAACAACCTGCCCAACACCATTGATGAGATAACGAACACTACACCGCAGGAGTTCTCTGACCTGTCGTACAGCATTAGTCAAGGCCGTGGCAAGAATAGAATGAAAGCATCTACCAACGAGATGCGGTTGAATAACACTACGTGGCAAGGCATAACCTTGGCATCATCTAACGCCAGCTTTTACGAGAAGCTTGGCGCAGCTAAGAACTCTCCGGATGGTGAGTCAATGCGATTACTAGAGTATGCAATTAAACCGACTGAGATCATTGGTGTTGCCGAAGGTAAGCAGATGTTTGACCATCAGTTGCTTGAGAACTTTGGTCATGCAGGTGAGATATACGCACAGTGGCTGGTCAACAACCTTGAGGATGCGCAAGCATTACTAGCCAAGGTACAAGCTAGGATTGACAAGGCCGTTCAGTTCACAAGCCGAGAGCGTTTCTGGTCGGCAGTAGCAGCCTGTAATATCACCGGCGGTTTGATTGCTAGAAGCCTTGGTCTGCACGATTACGATATGGCAGCAGTGTACGATTGGCTGTTAAAGATGCTTGGTGAAATGCGTGAGGATATTAAACCCCCACAATCTAACCCTGCTATCTTGCTTGGTGAGTTTATCAACAGTCACATGAACAACGCATTAGTAGTTAATGGCGAGATGGATGCGCGAAGTAACATGGAAGCTATGCCGCTGTGGGAGCCGAGGGGCGAGTTGCTGATACGGTACGAGCCAGATAATAAGCATCTGTACGTGGCGGCAAAGCAATTCAAAGACTTCTGCGTCAAGCAGCAGGTTAACTACAAGACTATGTTGAAGGAGCTACAAGATGCAAACGTGTTTGTTGAGGGTATGAACAAGCGCATGTCTAAGGGTATGAAGGTTGTTTCCCCTGCCGTTAGGGTGCTTAAGTTTGACGCTTCTTCAAACGAGTTTATCCAGATGGATGGTTTGATACCGACCAATGAAAATAGAGACAGTCAACTACAGCATTGATTGGTCTAAGTTCCACATCGGGTACTCTATTTTTGTGCCCTGCATTGACCACAAGGCGGCTTTTGCTGAAGTACATCGTGTTACAAAAAGGTTAAAGATACCCGTGGTGACTAAAATCGTTATAGAGGAAGGGGTGAAAGGGTTAAGAGTCTGGAGAATCTAGGGTATACTAATTTCCGAAAGGTTAGCTCCTTTCTCTCGCTTTTGCCCCCGTGATCCCTTCCGGGGGCTTTTTTTCACTCACCAAAAAGTTCGCTGCTTAAGTCCTTACCCTGCTCTTTGCGCCGACGCGCTATTACTTCCTTGTTGCGCTTGTCTATTTCTTTTGTCGCATTTAACGCAGGCTCTGCCCCAATTGGCGCAAACTTCTCATCCACTGGCATACCGCTCCACTCTTCAGTAGTAGCCATTTGTTCTTCGCGTTTATCAATAGAGCTAGATAGTTGATCTTCGTCGATACCAAACTCAGGGTACTTGATACTAAACTTTTCAATCTTTTCGAGTTGTTTAATATAGCTATCAAAGTTACCTGTACGTTGTCCGTTAAAGTATTCCCGAGTAGCATTGTTCAATAGCTTAGTACGTTCAATCTCAATACGTTGACGTGCTGAGTTAAGTTTAAACGCTACTTGTTGTGTATGCGACAAAATGTCTGGGCGGAAACCAATCGACTGCCCCAACAGCTCACCCGTAGTAAAGCCGCCTTGCAAAATTAAATCAGCCCCTTTAGTATCCCGCGCCCCTTCAGTAGCGTATTTGTGCGCCATAATAAAGTTACGGATTAGTGCAGGTGACATTTTTTCAATGCCCTTTTGATAGTCTCCGTTACCAAATGCTTCGTATGCGTCGGCTAAAGAAAGAATCATAGCGGCTGAAGGGCCAGCTTTCTCCATTGCTAGGGCTACTGCACTCTCCCTAGCGGTCTTTGTTTCTTTAGTGTCACGCAACCATAAGTCATTCAAACTAGTACGCGATGCAATATCAAGCCCAGTGACGTAGTTAACTAAGCCACGATCCGCAACTTCTGCTAGAGGTACGCCAGCAATAGTCATATCGCCTAAGACTTCAGGTAGCCAAACTGTGCGCCACCAAGTCTCGTAATCCATATCTTTGTATTCTTGCGGCCTATCTTCATCACGCCACATCCAGCCGAGTAAGCCCATAACTACGCTAAACATAGGCAAGCCAGCAGCACCAGCTAAGACCGCAGTCGTGCCAAGAGTACCAAAGAAAATCTTAGTAGCTTCCCACTTACCTTCTTTGTTTAATAGCGGCAACATGCGCTTGAAGTTACGCATTAAGAACAACGTTACATGCAACGGATACATCGTGAACTGCAGGGCTACTTTACCTAAACCCTTTTGCATAATTAGTGGACGATTGTATTGACCGTAATTACCAAGAGCTTCGTTTGTATCAATAACTGCTTGGTTTACTGACTCATCGTGTGACTTACCAGCTTTGCGATTTAAACGATACGAAGCTAGGTATATCATCTCTCGTGAGAGACGCTCGGTCGAGTGCATCAAACCACCTGTAGCCATAGCCGCACCGCGTTTAGTCAAGTTCCATGCGCCGCTAATATCTTCAGTCGGCGTACTCTTGTAACCAAACATAGCACTGGCATAGGTAGACTGTGATACGTCACGACCTAACATTTCACGAATTGCACGCTTCTCATCATTGGTCATACCTTTAGCATTAACAATACTTGGAGGTACAAATGACACCGAGCCATCTGGATTTTTACGGAACGTGCCGTATTGATCCCATACACGCAGCATCTTTAATAATTCACGGGAGCCATTGATCTGCCCATAGCGAGACATAAGGATTGGTGCGCCAGTTTGGAATACACCTAACGGTTGCAATAACGCAGAAGACGCACCGGACAGATACCAGAGGAACGCTGAACGGTTTAAGAAGTCTCCTACTTTATCTAGCCCCGTACGTTTTTCAGGGCTAAGTTGATTAGTTACGCGAGCCTGCATTTCTGAAATGAACGGTTGCAAATCTTCTCTGCCTACGATGGAATCCTGAGCCGCTGACAGCGAGTTACGCAGAAGTGGAGCGTACTTAATCTTAGCCAACTGAGTCGCCATCTTGACACCAGTAGTAGAGAAGTTACGCAACAAGTCAACAGAGAAACCTGTAATGTTCTTACGGCTAATAAACTGCCGACGGAAACTTTGCTCCGGCATCGTAGTTAGATAAAGCTGATAGATTGAGTCTTTCAACTCTTCCCGTACATCTGGGCTACTAAAATCTTCTGAGTCAATAACGTCAAACAAACTCTTTAAAAGGGTACTGGAGTTAAATGACGCACGACGTAAAGTGCCGATGTCATTACCCAACACAAAATCTTGGTCTGCTTTCAACTCATCTAAAGAAGTTCGACGTTCTTTTGCCATTGCTTCGGCTGCAGAATCACGCTCAGCCATTGTTTCAAACGTAAAGAACTGACGATGTTTACCGGAACCAACAGCTAAAAAGAAATCCCCTCGGCGAACCAAAGGTATGTAAGGTTTAATCTTTTGGCCTGTTTCGTATATTTCACGAATCTTAGCCATCAAACGGTTCTGTGTTTCCGCTGAAGTACGTGAGTTAGCAATTTGCTCGTCAAGTAATTGAGCAAAGTAGTCCGACATATTTTGGTAATGCTCCAAAAGCAGCTTGTATATCTGCTGCCCCTTTGCCCCTAAGTCACCATACATTTGGTCGAGTACAGGGCTACGTTCTGTAGAAGTGGAGTCAGACGGGTCAACTTGCGCAACAGTCGATGCGTACGCAATGTTTTCTAATTTGTTCTTTAGCGTCTTATCTTCTTTAAATGCTCTGTGTATGGTCTTAGCCATAATTGCAGATGAGTTTAATAGCTGCTGAGTCAAACCACTCATTTTTTCCAACAACACGTTGGTGTTCATCAACTCTGGAATATACGATGCGCTCCACCTAGCCAAGAACTCTGTAGTCGGCAGTTTCACTAAAGCTAAACGCTGGGCGTAGTTAGCCGTTCTCCATGCTCTACGTAGCGTCGGTATAATTTTACGTGGGTCACGTATTGCTTGTAGTATTTTAGATTGACGTGCAACTTCTTCAGCATCACGACCGATGCGCACCTTCTCAATTGCTATGGCTACTTCTTTATCTATTTCTTTTTGCGTCCTTACAGCGTCCGCTCCAGCCTCCGCAGTTTCGCCAGCATTTCCGGCACCGACGCCGCCTTGTCCAGTACTTTGATAGCTTGGCTCAAAGCCTCCGGATACTCCGGGTCTGGACTCTTCTCCTGCAACGCCAAGTCGTGCCATTGTTTGAGCAGTGCTTGCATCTCCTGCTTCGATGGCGCTAGCGTCTTGGAAGCGGTTTCCACGAGGTTCGATATTTCCACTTTTAAACTCCCCATTTAAATAATCAAAAATATTAATGTACTTCTGAATATGGTCGGTAAGTCTTTTCTTAGCGTCGGCTAAATCAAATGATTGATGTACTTCCAGCAAATTCATTACACGTTGCATTTCAGATGCAAACTTAGCGTCATGCCCACGTTCTCTGTGATGCGCCATTTCGTGAATCATTGTGCCTATCATAGATACTGCAACTTGCCGTGAATTACCGGTCAACGAAGCTGTGGCTGGATTGATGTACAACCCTTTAAATGGCACTAAAATACTTACCCCATAGTATTCTTTATCAAGGCTTATACCTATAGCTTCATTACGTATATCTGTGTAACGCCCGTTGTCTTCTGTAGCAAGTGCGTTACGCAACTCCATAAAAATGTTACCAACACCAACTAAATACTCATCATATTTTTTACCAAATGTTTCACGCGCTTCTTCAGACAGTGTTGCCTGTTTAGATTCAAACGGACGTTGTATTTGAATACCACGATCACCTAATCGGTTGGCTAAATATTCTATGTTTCTTCCGTGAACTACTACTCTAACGGCACCTTCTACTTGTGGGCCAGTTGCTACAAACTTTTTAATAGTACTAGTCGGGTCTTCTTCAACTGTCCAACCTTCTGGTAGCTGTGCACGTAAATCGTCAAGGGTAAGTCCTGATGTAAGAATAGAAGTTTTTAATACAGTGTTGTCATGTACCATTACACGACTAGTATCAATTTTGTCTTGCGGTATTGTTAGTTCATCAATGCGAACTACAGTATTTTTAAGCTCAGCATCAGTAAGTTCTGGTACAGCACGTCCATTTACATACATAACACCGTCACGAACTTCAACTGTGTCATCAGGTTTAATCATGGTAAACGCAGTTGGCACAGTTGGAACTTCTGGAATAAGTTCTTCTGGTTTAGTTAATGTACCATCAGCATTAACATATTGAATTTGCCCAAAGCTTTTACCTTCTTCTGCAAGAGATTGCTGTTGGTAAATAACAGTAATGTATTTAAATATTTTATCAAAATCACCACGTACAGTTGGAGAAAACCCTTGACGGTTTAAATCAAATGGATAGCCAGCATCTTCTGGTTTTGCTTTAGAGTCTACGTCGATATAAAAGTTGCGTTTAATTTTTTCACCATTCCAACCCGGACGATCTTTAATATTGTTGTCAAACTGCCATAGACCATTGGATAGGATATGTGTGTTGTCGTCAAAAATATATTCTTGTGTTTCCTTTTGAACGTACACACGAGCAGTACCCCAATCAAAATTGACGTTAGCAAACGCGGTGTAATCATTAATTGGAAAGCTTGCTCCAATAGGCAATGTTTTTGGGCTACCGTACGTATCTACAGTAATTTCAATATTGTAAAACAACGGACTACTTGTAAGTACTTTGCTACTCTCTAACTGCCATGTTTCAAACGGAATGGCTTTCTCTTCCCCAGTAGATGCGTCTTTAAAAGATTTAGGGATTTGCACAACGATGGTTGTGCCGTGACCATCAGGGAACGTACTCTCTACGTATTGTTTAATTACGTTAGGGTCGGTAGACGTTGTAATTTTTGGCGCTAAACTTGGGTCGTCTAATGCAGCCATAACTTCATCACCCGTAGTTACCATGCGAGCTAACTGACCATCGCGCAACGATACTACTTCCATCTTTTCATTACCAAACAAAAACAACATTTTGGCAATACCTAGACCACCAGATGCACGATCCGTTTCTTTTACAGTACCAGCAATAGTAAGGAATTGATTACCCATTACATTTGCACCCATACCAAGGCCGTTATCGGTAATAGTAATAGTGCGAGCTTTTTCGTCTAACTTAATAGCAATCTTACCGTCTTTAAGTAGGCCTCTTTCTATTGCGGGTTTAATTGCATCAAACGAATTTTGGAATATTTCCTTAAGCGTTACTCTTGCAATATCAGTTGGATCACCGTACAACTTAGCACCTAACAGCGCAGCCAGACGTTTAGCATTTGCCGACGGCTTAGTAGTTACAGTTTCGCCTGCAAATCCGGTCGTTGTATCTTTTGGTTTACCAAATCCAAACATCGCCATCGGGGACATTAGCTCTGTCAAATCAAGTTGACCGACAGGGCGAGCGGTTAAGATGCTGTCCACTGCAGTGAGCAAGTCACCAAGTGCGTTAGTGTCAGCTTCATCCATACCAACTAAGCGACGCAGTGCATCAACAAACATAGACCAGTACGACGTAGTACCACCAATAGAGCCAGTGGATTTTAAGAAATCTTGGAACGCATCTTCTGTCATGCCATACGCAATGAATTCTTTTGCGTCATCAAATATATCGCCAAATTCAGCAAGTCGAGAAATTTTTTCAGGTAATTTATCTTGTCCTGCAAGTTCATCAAACCGGTCGCTAGCGTTATTCATTATCTGAATTAAATCTTCTGTAGCGCGTACAAGCTGAGTATTTTTGTGCAGCCCTCTTTCTATGGCTTGTAAACCTAGTTCTACTTTCTTATTAGTAGCTGCGTGCCACAGCTCATGCAACATCGTAATGTTGTTAACACCTTGGTCTTCACCAAAAGAAGCGCCGCGTACATAAATAGTTCTAGCTCCAGTTGCGTAGTTCTCAATAAACATAGCACGCGCACGATCCCAACTACGCTTATGTTCCGGGGTTTTAGTTATACCTTCTGGAAGCGGATCACCAACTTCAATAACAATTACTTTGACATTGCTTACAAAGCTACGTAAGCGTTTAGCCAAAGCTTTTTGAAACTTAGTACCTGTCTTAATGATTTGCGTTATTGCTTGCGCACCGTTAGTAACCTTGCCAAGTTTTGCATCAGCTACAGTAGTACTAGCTGCAGCTTCAGCAGCTTTAGAAGCCGCTTCTCTTTGCTTGCGTAATTGATGCCCTGCTTCTGCAGTCTGCAACTCTCTCGGTGTTGCTTGTGCCAGCAATGCTTTAGCGCGTGCGCCCGGCTTACCACGGTTAGTCTTAGAGACATCGTAAAGATCATTGATAGCAAACTGTCGTTGCCTAGCTTTCTCACCTTGCATGTCAAGCAAGTGGTCGTCAGACGTAGCTTCTTCTTCGTTTATAGGTTCGGCTGATTGAGCTAACGCACGTTCCGCATCATTAACTTGTTTCTCTACCGTTTTATAAGCAGTACGCTGCCCTTTACGTTTTTCTTCAGAAGTTAGCTTAGCCTCGGGTGCGAGTCTCGGCCTTCCTCTTTTGCCGGTTGTGGTGGAAACATCGGCTTCTGCTGCCGCTGCTCCTTGCGCTTCTGCTTCGATGGTTTCAAGGGTTTGAGAGCCACTAGCTTCCTCCTGTTGTCTTTGTGTTCTTTCATCAAAGCGTTGTAATGTTTTAGTTTTCTCGTCCTCAGATACTCCTTGTTGATCTAAGGATTCAGCAAGTGCTGCACGTACCCCTGCGCGTTCTTCTAAAGTTAATGTACCCGACTGAACCGCTTTTCCTTCTGTAAATTCTCCAGTAGTTGCTCCAGCAGGAACCAATCCAGTGGCGAGAGTCGCATCAGTTCCTCCGGCAGGTACTCCAGTTGATCGTTTGCCAGACACCCCAGCGCCAACTCCACCTGCTTTAATGATAGGTTTTCCAGCATCTGTGACTCCTTGTTCCGCCAACGCGTCATTCTCAGCTTCCTGTTGAGCCATAATTACCGCACGTGCTGCGGCTTCGATGGGGGACATCCCCGCATCAATTAAATCATTTGTTATTTCTTGTATGCGTGTTTCAGCCGCTTCTATAAGTGTTGGGCGTTTAGCTACTTCAGCTTGCATTTCGTCTTGGCGCTTTTGTTCTTGCTGCTCTTGCGCACGTACACGCCCTTCCGCTATTTTCATAGCAGTGTCAGGATCAATACCGCTTGTCTCTACTAGCTTAGTAGCAGTTTCTTCTACCTTAGCTTGGCGTTGCGCGGCTTTTTGTTCTGCATTTAATGGAGCTAACGTAGGCTCAATACGTTTGGAAGTTTCTCCAGCCTTTTCACCAGCGGCTGCTTCCATAACTGTTTCAGTTGTAGCTTTGCCCGATGCAGTACGCGAAGGCTTAACCAAGAAACCTTTTTCCCGCATAATTTGTTCAGCGGTTGGTATTGGTTCTTCTGGTTCTTTAGATGGGGCAAAACGATTTTGAATTGTTTGGGCAACTTTACTTGTAGCAGCAACACTCCCACCCATCAATGCACTTTGCCCGACAGTCTGCACTAACGTATCTGCCATCATTTGCAAATACTGTTCAACGCTTGGTGCTTCTCTAGTACCGAAAGGCGTTACACCTTTAACATCTCCAAACGTCTGCATAGCAAGCGTAAGTTGTTCGCCCGGTATTTCTTTCTTAGCGGTGTTAATTACCCATTGTTTTAAACTTTCTAGCGGGGCGGTTTTTAAAAACCCTTTCACAATTTGTAGCTGCTTACCAAACGACGGCATTTCACCTAATACTTCCGCCATACCCATCCATGCAGCGCGTGCATTTGCTTCCGTTGGGTCTAACCCTAATCGGCGAGACTCGGCATAAGATTGCCCAAACTGTTGTAAAAACATACCCGCTGTCGGTAACGCTGTTCCGCCAGACAAAACACCAAGAGCAATAATAGGTACGTTTTGCGCACTAGACGCAATTATGTTTTCAGATTGGCGTTTCCAATAATCTGGGTTTTCACCGATAGAGTTCTGTAGTTTTTCTTGTTCTGCTGCCGACAACCCTTGAGCACGTGCAAATTCATCCGCCCCAACCATTTCGGCTATGGATTGGTTTATGCCATAAATAAACTCAAATGTTCCAGCTTTAGCTTTAGCTAACCCGCGTTCAACTCTAGATGCTTTTTCATACTCTGAAGCAACAGCTTCATCTACTGGGCGTGGCTCGGCCAACCCTTTAGCCCGCATAAAGTTTATTTCTTCGCCCGGCTCAACCCCAGCAGCGGCAGCTTCCTCCGCAGCAACACGCGCAAAGTCAGGCTTCTCCCCTGCTTCTATTAAGCGTTGGGTGCGGTCAAGAACACTGGGGGAAACTTTTTCTAAGAAACGAGACTCAGGTGCAGCTTTGCGCACTTTACCAAACCGTTTGAGTTCAGCTTCACGTTCGCGGGCAATGTCGCCAACCCAACCTTCATTAGCAAGCATATTGCCCCGCGTAACGGGGTCGGCACTATCAAATTTGCCACGGATAGACCTACGAACTTCAGGACGGACGGGGCCTTGGTCTACGGGGGGAGTGCCCGGTTTTAGCGTAGCGCGATCAGGGCCAGCGTTCATTACACTAGGCAAGTACTTTTGCTGGGTTAAATCAGGCTCAATGTACTCGCCCATCATCCCATAGCTTCCGTCTACGGGCGTAGACTTAGAGGGAACTGGTTGTTTATT